ACCAGAATCTACAGATCTTACTTGGAATGTTCCGTCAGTTTTGTTAGTCATCTGAGTGGCTTGACGAGTCATGTCAATGTTTTTAGACTCTTTAGAAACTGTTTCAACAGCTTCTGTCATTCCCTTCTCATAGAAGAACTTTGCAAACTTTTCGGGATTCGAAGCAATCGCTATTGCTCGATGGAACACCTCAGCATCTTTTACGTATCCCTCTTCGTTTAAGAACTTATTTACAAAGTTACTTAATGAAGACTGATCGTTAAGAAGTGTCTTTGCATCTGCCGGCTTGAACGTTACTGCCTTATCTTCGTCAATATTAAATTTGAAACCTTCAAACTTATCAGAAAATAATTCATTCGTCTTATCGGCGAAATACTTAGACCGCTTTTGTTGCTCCTCTTGCTCACTAGTCGCGGTTTGTTTATATTGCTTATAAGATTCGTAAGCTTCTTTTTCTTCTTGCGGAACAAAGGCATCCCTTGACTCAAGTGGCGCCTTGTACTGTTCTTTAAGCTTATTAAAATACTCACGAGCCTTATTGAGCTCTTTTTTTCTCTCTAGCTTTACCTTCTTAATATGCTTGTCATCATCAAAGTCTTCATCAAATGAAAACTTAGACTCTAACTCGAACTTAACCTCATCAGCATCAAGCTCTGGGTTCTGATCTTTAGCGTATTGATAAAGTAGAGAATCTTCGTCCATGGTACTGTAGTCGACATTCAACTTCATGAAGTCTTCAATACCACGTCCTGTCTCTCTTTTGTATTTTAGGAACGCAGATACATCTTCAGGTAGTTCTTCAGCTTGTTCGCGCTCTTGAACTAAATCATCTAAAGACGTAATCTCTTTGTTCCATCTTTTACCAAGATATGAAAGAACTTTATTATCATCCAGCTCTTGTGCTGGATCTGTGTTTTCTATTGGTTCAGCTATTGGTTGATCCTGTGACAAATCAATCTTTACTGTGTCTTGATCACCACTGTGATCTTCTAAACCCTCAAGAAGCGCCGCTTCTTTTTCGGCTACAGACTTCTCTTCGAACTCTACAGCTCTTACTTTAAATTCACTTTCCATTTAATTTAATTTTCAACAAAGTTAATAAATATTTACCTAGGTCCGAATGACTCTAAGTCAAATCCATCCAAAGAATCTTCATTCGATTCGAAATTCTGAGGTGGTAAGTTATTCTGACGTTGGTTGATAAGCTCAGACTGACGCGTAGCTTGTAGGTCTACTCGCTTATCTTTGGCTTTTTCTTTATCAGTCTCACGATCTTTTAATGTCTGCATCTGCATACCATTAAGCTGCATGTTGTATTGGAACTCAATAGCCATCAACTCTTTCTTGAGCTCAGCCTCGGCCTGCATCTTTTGGATGTCGCCTTGAACTTCCATCTGCTTGATCTGAGATTTCATTTGACCTTCCAATTGGATGATCTGTGCTTTAGACTCAGCAGCTGCTTGAGAAGATTGGATGTTTGTCTGCATCTGCATTTGGAACTCCATCTCCTTCTCTTTCTGCTTTTGCTCCATACGCTTACGACGCTTCATCTTGAGCATCTCATTAGCAAGCTTAATGTTATTAATCATGCGGATGTCAATTGCATCCTCAAGGTCAATTGTTTGCTGCTGTAGTGCAATCTGAATGTTCTGTTCAAGTTGTGCCTTCTGTTCTTCATCCGGAGCTACCTCAACAAAGATACCAAAGTCATGTAGGTATAAATCATTAACGTCCTGTAAGATGGCCAGGTTGTACTTGCCAATCTGCATAGCAAACTCTTCAGCGAAGTCAGAGTACTCTAAGATGTCAGCAATACGTATAGAAATACACTCAGCTACACGTCTAGTTGTGATAATACCAGCATCTAGGATGTGGCGAGTTGCTGTGTTTGAATTAAGTGCTGCAAGTTTCTGAACACCAACCAATGCGTCAGGATGTGGTGTAGATGCATCACGCACCTCATTTACACCCGTCACATCGCGGATCATATTTAAGTAGTGGTTGTAGTTGCCGATAAGGGCAGACATTTTAGCTTGGCCACTATTTGTATTAAGCTCTTGGATAGGAATGCGTGCATTATTGAAATCACCGTCCTGTGTATAAGATCGACCGATAACACTACCTGTTTGGAAGTATAGGTTGAGCGCATCCTCAGGATTGTATGCAGCACCGGTGCCTAGGTCAACCTCGTTGATACCATCAGCGTCAATGAATACACCGTCAGGAACAATACGTGCCATAACCTGCTGTAGCTTCAAGTGTGTCAACTGAATCTGATCAGCGAATGGGATCATGCGTCGAACTAGCGACTCAACGTTTCCTTTGTAGTAACGTGGAGCGTAAGCAATGTAGTTTGAAAGCGCGCGCTGTGATGCAGACTTAGGACGAACCATGTTCTTCATCATCTGCCACTTGACCATTATGTTTGATCCACCAACAAGAACACCTTCATACCAAACGTCGCGAACTGCCTCAATTACCTCAAAGTATTCACCGTTTGGAGCCATGAACGTATCTTCTTTACGAATAACGCGCTCACCGCCGTTGTCAAGAATTTTCTTTTTCCAGACAAACTTCTTATGTGTCTTGTAGTTAAAATATAATAACGTTACAACTTCGTTTAAGAATGCATCGTCTTGGTAGTTTCGAACTACAGGGAAGTAGTCATACCATGCTGAACCAGCGTTCTTAATTTCAGTAAGCTGCTCGTCAGTTAGGTTTGGATCCATCTTGAGAAGCTCGGTGTAGTGCACCTGCTTTACCTCGCCAAAATAGAAACAGTCAGAGAAGTCATTCTTCTCAGTATAGCTATGGATCCAGTTTGCTGGATCTACATACTCAATCTTTACACCGTCATTGATAAGGAACTCATGCTTAACAACACCAAGTCCAAGGGTAGTGACGTCGTAGTAGTACAAACGCATGGTATCCTCATACTCGTTCATTTTCATGACAGTATCGATAGCAATCTCTTCAGCAATCTCTACAGATGGCTTATAGTTCATCTGCATGTACAATGACAGCTCCTGATCATTGGCAGGAAGGTCATCAGGGTTAACATTAAACGCGTCAATACCAAACTGCTCTTGTGTCAATGTAAGGAAGTCCTTGGCAACCATATCAGACTCGATCATGTCTTGGAAGACGTTTTTCTTTTCAGCAGACATTACGTCCTGAGCTTCTGCCTTTACAGTATATGGTCGGTCGAGCATTCCATTGACAACAACGTCAACAAACTTAGGGATGATAGGAACAGGTGTCCAGTCTAGGTTAAGCATAGATATGTCACCATTGACGGCAAGCTCATCTTTATACTTCTGTACCGGTTGCTCTCCACGAGCATATAATCTCAAACGGTGGAATTCACCCCACTGTTGATAAAATCTACTTGAGTTTGATTTTCTTTTAAACCATTCCCCTTCGATGGCTTTACCTACCTTTAGGCCATATTCAAATGTAGCCTTAACCTCGTCCGGAGCCATTTGGTCCGGAAAAGGTAGTGCAGAGATAACTACTGATGGTTTATCCATTATTCGATGATTTCGCTTCTAATGCCTGTATTCTTATATCTTACAAATTTAACACTTATTTTAGATTCCTCTTTCTTAGGTATAAATAGGTGTTTTCTTGATGCCATGATAGCAAGTCCTGAGCTAATCGAGGCATCATGTTTTGTTCTGTTATTGATGTCAAATCGAGCCCAATCGTTGAGTGTTCTGTTAAAGTACATGTCACCCATGGTGTCTGATTCTCTGTATGTTCCCTCTTGATCTAGACCAACGTACTCCTCGATGTATGTGTTGATGGAGTTAGCGTGGGCGTGCTTTATATCCTCAGATGAGTTGGGAATACCACCTAACTCAAGCTCTGTTTTAGATAGCTTTGATGTGTGTTTGTCTGGCCTATTTAAAGAGAACGCTCGGTAGCCTCTGTTCTTAAAATGGTACAGTAGTCGCTGTTTGTTGTTCTCAATAAGTATTGGCATTCCATAGAAGTGGCAGGCCATTAACACATCCTCAAAGAATATCTCAGCTGTCTGAGGACGAGCAATATACTCTAAAAAGAATTGATTTGTTGGTGCATTCTCCATGTGAAATGAAGTTAGCCCATGAAGCGCTCCGGCAGATCCACCACCACCAACTACACCTGATATGTCGTAAGGGTCACACCCAAACACACCGATGTGCTCATTGCCTGGGGACTTGCGCCCGTTCTTCACAATCACTCTATTTCGCATAGCTTGATCAGGAATCCATGACACCAGGAACCTCCCGTTTGGATCAGGCGTCCAAATAACCTCGCTGTCTTGCTCTCCGTTCTTCCAATGGAAGTATCCCTTAGTTAGGACGCGGTCCTTGATTAAGGCGTCATTATAGTCAATCTGTTGGTAGATCTTTGTGAGGTTAAATAGTGACGACTTAGACTCATCACGGAACGCATGCGACTCTGTGCGTGGGAACTGACGATAGAACTCATTGAGTGCATCTGAGTCAGACTTAAGAGCGGCAACCTCATTGTTCCAATAAGTAATGACACCTATTGTTATCTCCTCACCATCGATACCCATGATAGGTTTCTTTGGGTCCTCAAACACAGGCCAACCATACTCATCAATAAAGCCCTCCATGTTCCACTCCATGGGAATGAATAGGCTATACAGCCCCGACTTGGTCTGACCATTGGCAGATCGCTTTGTTGGCTCGCTGTCGTTGTATAACTTCTTAAAATTCTCACCGCCCTTACTGAGTGCATTTGAGGTAGAACCCATCATACACTTACCAATAATTCTACTACCTAATCGCAAACATGTTTTTCTTACGCGCCATCCATTTAAGATGTTCTCGGGTTTTTCAACCTTTCCAGCTTCGTCTTCGACGAGCAGGAGCAGCTTCTCGCCGTCATAGCTGTTGTCTGCGGTGTTTTTCCAGTCAATAGTAGTATCTAGTCCTTCGATGTCATCATCGCGCTCCTCATCCATATTTTTGCGCGTGATCTTACTCGCAGGAACACGGAAGGCCAACTCCGTCTTCGGGTTGTCCATACCGTCTTGGATCGGCTTGAAAAAGAAGGGGTAATTTCTTACAATTGGCACCACCTTATCGGTAAACATCTTCTTGGCATCGGAACCTGTCTTTGACATAATCCCAATCCTAGAATCTCTTACAATTGTACCTGTGTTTGACACTTCTGCGGAAGACATAAACGAGAAGCCTGAACGACGGTTCTTTAGGTAGCACATACCAAACGCCCGGTTGTCTGCCTTACATGCCTCCCAAAATATAAAGAATATCCTATTGGACTCACGGAAGTCAGGAAGACCGATGTCAATCTTGGTCCACTGCAAGTACATGTAGTGTGTGCCAGTCATGTAGGTTGGATTGCCATTGTTCTTAAACCAATAGCCATAGTCTCTTCGATCAAACTCAGTCTCGATCATGTCGACGTAATTTGACTTGAACGAATTGTCTCTACGGTTCCAGTCAAAGATTGACTTTATTTTTTGTAGCTCTGCCGGGTACTCTTGGGCAACCCATTTGTTTCCGCGGTCGTCTATCTTCTTTGGTGTAGATGGAACAGCAATCTTTAGTCCGTTGATCTCATAGATGTCACCAATAGTTCCGTCCTTAGATATAACGATTAAGTCATACTCTTTATTGTATCCATAGTCCCAACTCTTCTTACTGTTCTTAGTAGTAAGAGCAGTCCTATGAATATGGTCAGTGACTATACGGTACAGATTATTTTCCATTCTTTAACTTTGCTCTGCCCTCAGCGAAACCACTCTTACCTAGAGTAACCTCAGCTATTGGCGTTTCAGATAGTTTGTTCTCTTCCTCATCAATCTTTAGAAGCATAAACATGGCATCCTCAAATGCCAAACGCTTTGCTGATGCAGCGTTCTTCATCTTATCGGCAGATATGTCGTCCTCAGCATGTGTAATGATAGGCTGTTCAAGGACCTTGATCAGCTCATTTATAGCCTTCTTACCAGCCTCAATGATTCTTATTTTTGTATCAGACATAGGTTCTTGTTATACATTCTATAGAGTACTTGGTCATCTATTCTAAACTCATACTCGCTATCTGGAGTAAAAGATACAACATCTCCCTTAGATACAAAGTCATTGCTTGGATATACAACCTCACCCCACAACTCCTCAAAGCCACCTAGTGTGCTAAACACCTTGTCCTCTGATGGGACAGGCTTAATGAACACAAATGGCTCAACGGCCTGCCAATCAGCATCTCGCTTAAGCGCATAGACCTGATCAACCTCAGCTAAGAACATATCGTCCATGACGTGATTCCAGCTGCTCTTTTGGCGGCCCTTCATGTCGTTGTAGAACTTAAATACATTATGGTGTACTATGACGGTATCTCCCGGTTGAACCGGGCCGTTATAGTAAATAGGTGTTGCAATTACTTTTGCAAAACGATTAGAAACCTTATGGTCTTCTTGGGAGGAACTAATTATAAAATCTACGTCTCCGTATTTTTTAATGTTGTCGTACCGCCTCAGACCAATTGGTTCTACAATGAAGCAGTATGGGGATTTCATCAGTAGTCTATTTTATACTCAATTGCAATTGGCATTGTTGGAGAGAACGACTTCCATCGGATAATCTCTCCATCCTTAATAATCCAAACGCAGACATTGCCATCATTTTCTACTCTGATGGTGTCAATCTTCCACGTCCTATCAAGGATCTCCTGACCTACCATGTAGTGCATAGACTTCATGTAGTCAGGACCAATCGATATTTTTCTAATTATACTCACCTGTTTGGAGGTTTACGCTGACGTCACCATACTTATCAAGGATAGCTTTTTGTTGATTTGCTAACTCATGTTGAGCCTCATTGATGCGAGGAATGGTTAGGTCTTTTTGTTCTTTGAGAGCCCAGAAGTGCATCTCAATGTCAGCTAGATTAGACTTTAAATCTCTGTAAACTCGGTTTGCGTTAACCAACGCATCGAGTTCTTCTTTTGTGATTTTCATTTTATTTGATTTTTAATTATAAAGAGATATACCAAGCTGTATTGGCATGACTGTATTGCAGACATACCGGTGTATTTGCTGTAAGGGTAGCTGGAGCGCCTACAATAGTAGCACCTGCTGATGCCCATGTTGTTGTTGCGCGAGTAACTGTTGACATGATGACATACTTGACGCCATCTAAGTTTGAATTAGATGCAGGAAGAGTAACCGCAAAAGATGCACCTGCTGTTCCTGTGAAGTATGTGTTGACGTTTGTAAGCGTAGTGGAAGTTAGCGCATTATTTGCGACAACTGTCGGTGTTTGGTTTAAGGCCAATAAAGCAGGTACGTCAAAATTAACTGTGTTACCGGCAGCATTAGTACCGAATACTTTTGATGTCGTGCTTGGTGTTTCAGTAATATAGTTTTGTACTTTCATCGCCCTTGTCCTTTATTTTTCTTTACATAATTCTTAGAAGACTTCAACTTAGATGTGCTTGACTTGGCATGAACGCCAGGACGACTCACCTTAACACTCTTCTTTGCTGATTGCTCAACCTTCTTCATTGTACAAATTTAGTGATTTTTTTTATGGTCTGAATTTTTTCTTATAATCCTCAAGACGATTAAGCCAACCTTTTAGAAACTTAGCGTTCTTTCCTTTGGATATAGCCCTAAAGAATCTTTCTCTTTCTGCAGTTAAAGCATCAAATAATTTCCTAGCATCAATAGAATTTGAAGCAGCAATAGTTTTAGGACCTATCTTTCCATCAACAGTACACTTAACACCGCAGTCATTTATAGACTTCTGTAGCGACTTAATAGCTTGATATGATCCAGATCCCCAAGCCATGCCTGTAACGAATATAGCAATGTTCTTAGAGTCGTAATCATCTCCTTTTACTTTGTCCCAATATCCCTTTTTAAACACACGGAACCAATCTTCTGACGACATATCAAAAAACTCTTTGTCTTTTAATTTTCCGTAGAAGCCAACCCATGCTGAATAGGTGATACCAATATTGGTGTGCCAGCCCGTCTTGCCTTCATAAGGCATAGGGCACGGATAAGAAGAAGCTGAGTCAGCCTTGTCTCTAGATAGGCCACCCTCCCACTTCTTTGTGAAATTGATGTATTTATCAATTATTTCCATTTGTCGCTTTCAGATTTCAGCCCTGTGATGAACTTCTTAAATGCGATTAGGATGTCTTTTCCTGTTACATCCTTATAACTTTCATTCATACTCTTTACTTCGATGAATACGAAGAAAAGGGCAACAGCTTTAGTCAGTAATAACTCTATTGATATGAAGTGAGATATGATGTCTCCAGCGATATACTTCTCAACCAAGAAAAAGAATGTAATTGCTCCTGAATAAATAATCGCCTTAACAGCCGTAGCGAACAATCGCTGGCTCTGCATTACATCCCAAAACTTAACCTCTTGATCGGCTCTCTTTCTCCATGATCTCCAAACGCCAAAACAGACGTCCAGGAATATTGAAATTAAAGAAATAGTGAGCAGCGGACCTACCGGAGCAAAGATGGTAATAAGTCCTGACAAGGCTATTATAAGGTTTGTTTTCATACTAGTATTTTATATAGTCTGTACATTATATAGACTATAGCAAAGATAATAAAAATAGCCAACAGGTTGTTTAATAGCTTCTTCCACCATGGGTACTTCTCATAGTACTTTACAGGCACCTTGCGCTCTACGATCTTGGTCACATATATTGTGTCACACTTACCCTGGATGTATACCTTCTTTTCTTTTGGGACGTACCATGCTTTTACCGTCACTCTCTCCTTAGTGAGAGTGATGGTGTCAGTAAGCTCCTTTAACGTCACCACAGTGTCTGTGTGCACTTCAGGTACATATAGCGTGATGGTGTCTCTGATCAGTAGAGTATCTACAGTGAGCAACTCAGGATGCTTTTCAATTAGCCGAGTGAATCTATCCTTCGGACTGCACGCTATCATCGCTAGCGCTGTCAGTATTATTAGCAGATGCTTCATTTAAGATGTTTAATAATGGGATACAAAATTTACCAGGCATTTCTGATAATAGTACCTCGATTTTTTTTACTTGTTCTTCGTTTAAAGTGATCATGTTTTCTTAAATTAAAGTTACTCCGATTGCTTGAGCTACATACTCGTTCACTACGTTGTTATCCGTTCCCCATGCTGCGAACTCTTCAGGTGTTAGCGTGTAGTTGTCATCCGCTACTACTTTTCCGTCTTCAGTTAGGAGCTGCCAGTAGGTTGTGCAAGTCGTTGCCTCTGTGGTAAAGTTAAGAACTAAAACGGACATTTGCGTAGCCGTTCCTGCGTTTAGCGGGTATACAATCGGCTCGATTGCTACTCCTTGTGTTGGTTGTGTTTTCATATTTTTAGTTAATTAGTAAAATGCGTTCCAAGTTGTTCCGTTATATCCGTAGTGTTTGTTATCCGTGTTATCAT